CAAAAGATAACACAAACTGATTTAACAATTACAGGAACTTTAAACACTACAGGAACAGCTATTGTATATGGCACACTTGACTTAATTAATAATTCTACTTTAGTTGCCGATGGTACGGTTGAAAAGTATGGAAGTACAAATTTAACTTTAGATGCTACATTAGAAGCAAGTGCCGATGCGTCATAAGGAGGGATAATATGTTTAGAATGTTAGGGAAAAAGGTTGAGTTATACAGATATATAGTGACCTACACTGAAAATGAAGAAGTGATGATTGAATACTGTATTTCAGAGGAACACAAGAACGAGATTGAGCAAATGCTTACAGATAAGGAAATCACATTTGAAACCACTCTAATAGACCAAACATCTAACGAATGGTTTAACGGTTTAGAATTTGACTCCTATGATGAAGCATTAGCAGTATTCAGCAAAGGTGAACAAGCATATTTACAGGAAAAGCAAAGACAAGAGTTAACAGATAACCTAAGATTGCGAGCAGATATTGACTATCTTGCCATAATGTCGGAGGTGGAAATATGAGTTGGTTCGATAAAGTTAAGTTTTATTATAAGGAAGGTTTATGGAGCATTGAAAGAGTTAGAAATGTTGTTGGTAAGGTGATAAATGAGCAGGAGTACAGGGAGATAACAGGAAGTGACTATGACGCATAAGGATTATAATGCGACATAAAATTAGGAAACAAAAGAAAAATTTCCTGTTCAAAGGGTTATAGAAATATAATCCTTTTTTAATATTTAAAAAATTGGGGTGACGTATGAGTGAAAATGTGACAATACACATACGAATATACAACCCAAGAAGATAGAGAAAATATAATAAATTCTAAAAGGATGGAAATTAATTTAGAGGATGTGAAAATATGGCTGAAAATTACAAAGAATTATTAGAGAAAGATTTTGCAAGACAGATAGAATTTTTAAACGTAAAAAAATATCACGAACTTGGCTATAAAGGTAAGGGGATTACAATATTTAATGCTGAAAGTCTTACTGACCACGGACAAATGACAACTGGGGTTATTAAAGACTATGCTCCAGAAGCAACTGTTTTAAATGGATGGACTTCGAGTGCGACTTCTGGAAATAAAATAAAGTATGTAAAAATTAACGTAAATGAAGAAGTGCTGGATTTCGAAGAAGCTATTGATAGATATAATATAAAAATAATGACAATATCGAAAACAGGTTCTTATTCAAAGACAATCTTGGAATATTATAGGGATGTACAAAAGAGAAAAGGCATAATAATGTTCGTTGCAGCTGGTAATGAAGGCGATGACGTCGGAGCGTGGGCGAGAGAAAATACTGCTATTGCTGTAAGTGCATCAACATTAAAAGCAAATAAAAATATAGAAATATCTTATTATGGCTCTCCTAACGAAGTTGATTTTACAATGTTTATGGCACGAGGTAGGGGTACGAGTGCGGCAAGTCCAGCATTGGCAAGTTTTACAGCATTATTGTTAGATAGATATGGAGATATGACACAAGCTGAAGTTGTTGAGGTGTTGAAAAGTCTGTGCTACAAATTACCGAATGTGGATGTTATTAAGCAAGGTTGGGGATTGCCTATATTGCCATTACCGGATAAATTAGAAATCTTAGAAAGATTGAGAGGTGAAAATATGGCTGATTTCAAAGACGTAGAAGAAACAAGATGGAGTAAGCCGGCAATAGACCGCTGCGTTAATGAAGGTTTATTGATAGGTTTTGAGGACGGAACATTCAGACCAACAGAACATGTGACAAGGGAACAATTTGCACAAATTCTAACAAGAATATTGGATAAAATTGAAGGGAGATAAGATGGATATTAATAAAATTAAAACAAGCATTATAGGCATAGTGGGACTAATAGGCAGCGTCGCTGCGCATTTCTTAGGAGGGTGGAATATGGCGCTGCAGACCTTAATTATATTTATGGGTATAGATTATTTAACCGGACTATTGGTGGCGGGAGTTTTTCATAAGTCCGAAAAATCAGATACCGGAGCATTAGAATCAAGGGCCGGCTGGAAAGGGTTATGTCGAAAGGGTATGACGTTACTTATAGTTTTAGTTGCTACTCAGCTAGATAAAGTTGCCGGCACGGATGTTATTAGAAATGCGGTTATAATTGCTTATGTTGTTAATGAAACAATTTCCATTATCGAGAATGCTGGACTAATGGGGCTGCCTATCCCGTCGATAATAAGAAAAGCCTTAGACTTGTTGTCGAAACAAGCTGAGGAGAGTGAGTTTGAGTGATTAAATTAAAACATTTACCTTTACAAGATTGGACAACCACATCCGAATTTGGCAATAGAGACTATAAGCCTAATCCTTGGCACAATGGTATTGACGGGCGAGCTGTAACAGGCACTTCCGTCTATGCTGTTGCAGATGGCACAGTTAAAGTGGCAAAGGATAATCCAACAGGTTACGGTTTATATATAGTAATTAATCATGGCTCATTTGGCAGTCTATATGCTCATCTATCTAAATTTAATGTATCAGTAGGCGAAGAATTAAAGGCAGGAACTATAATTGGTTATAGCGGCAATACTGGCGCAAGTGCAGGTCCGCATTTGCACTTTGAATTAAGAGAGTGTGAATATAAAGACTTTTGGGACAGGTGCAAATTTGATAAATCTGTTTATATGCGGTGTGTGGACCCTTTTCCTTATTTAATGGAATTGTATGACCGAAACAATTTAAGTATCGAACAAGCAAAGAGGATTGTAAAAGAACACGCAGAATTAAGTGATAGCACTATTGACTACTTGGCGAATGACTATAAATACGGCAACGATTTAATTGTAAAACTTGCAAAAGCAATGAGATAAAAATATAAAAATAAAAGGAGAATAAAATTATGGCAACATTAGTTTTAGGAACAGCAACAGCAAACAGTTTATTAGACGCAATATTTAATCAGACAAACTACACAGCACCAGCAGCAATTTATGTATCACTTCATAGTTCAGACCCAGGAGCAACAGGAGCAGGCGAAATAACAGCAGGTAGTAACGCATACGCAAGACAGGTAGCAACCACGGCATTTGGAGCTGCTAGCGCAAAAGCAGTAGATTCGACAGCAGACTTGACTTGGACAAATATGCCGAGTGTAACAGTCAGTCATGTTGGCATTTGGACAGCAGATACATCAGGAACTTATCTTGGTGGCGGTGCATTGGCGGCTTCCAAAACAGTCGGTGCTGGAGACACATTTAAAATTGCTTCGGGCAGTTTTGACGTGTCATTATCATAGAGGGTAGAAATACCCTCTTTTTAAAGGAGGTAAATTTATGAGCATGAAAGAAGAAGAAATATTGCTTACAGCAGAAGAAATTGCAAAGAATGAAATAATAAAAGCAAGTGACGCAGAACAAGTTATTTGTAAAAAACTTAGTGAATTTGGCGAGCCAATCATATATATTGTTTATCGTTCAAAGTTACAGAATAGACAAGTGGCTGAAATACCAGAATATTCCGAAGTTAGACGAGGCGGGCAATTAGTAGGGTATGGCAGACAAGGCGAAAAATTACAAATACAAAATTATGGTACAGAAAACGAAAGCACATTAAGTAAAAGGGCGTGATAAAATATGACAACATATTACGTTTCCGCTCAGCGTGGTAATGATTCAACGAATAACGGTACAAGTAACGCTACGCCTTATGCTACTATTACAAAGGCTGTTTCGATGGTTGCGGCAGGAGATACGGTATATATAGGTAGTGGAACATACAGGGAAACTGTTTCATTAGTAACATCGGGAACAGAAGTTAATCCTATTAAATGGATTCCAGACGGAAATAGTAAATATCTTACAAGCGATAACAAGGGAATTGTCAGAATAACAAAAGCAGGAACAGATGAAGTTCCAGTAACAAGTGCCAGAGTCATTGATTTTGGCACTATTGCATATAATACTTTCGGCTCTTATGAAAGCAAATGTTATATAGACGGTATATACAATTACAATGTTATTCGTGGAGAGACAACTGCTACAGACCAAATTTGTATTAATTTGGTTGTTACAGGCGATAAGGTATCAAGAGTTACTTGTATTGATTGTACGATGACCGGTGGGTATGTGTGTTTTGAAAATTGTAATTGTACTAATTGTATAGCAATTGGTGCCTATTATTCATTTTCTGGGTGCACTTGTACTAACTGTATAGGTGGCGGTGCTACGGCTTTTTATGGTTCAAATACAACAAATTGCACAGGATTTGGAAGTAATAATGGTTTTAATTTAAGTGGAGTTACTCCCAAAAAAAGTGCTACAAATTGTTTAGCTTTTAGTTGTGCTATTGGATTCGTAGGGGATAGCACTACGGTAACTTTAACAAACTGCAAAGCAGTATATTGTTATCGTGGTTTTTATGGTACAAGTTCAACAAATCCACTCGATATTTCAACCTGTTATTATGTAGGTTGTATTACTCCATATCGTACAGGTGGGTATACTACGGATAATGCGACAGCTTCAAAACATTTATTATGTGATTTTTCCAACTTTAAATATCTTTTACAGCCATTTTTGCAAGGCGTGTTTGATGATGGGTTAGATTCGGTAAGCGTTGGAGATTATGACATTCTTGGCAATGCGAGAAGATTGGGCGATGGCTCTATTGACATTGGAGCAATAGAAGATAGCAACGTTTCGTTGGAATATACAAATTATAAAACACAAACTCCCGCAATAAAAATTTCAAGGGCGGGAGAAAAAATATTTAAATTTTACGCAGACAGCGGAAGTGCTTTTACAAAAAAAGTATGGGTTAAATGGTCGGGTTACGCTGGGACAAACAAACCTCAGCTAATTGCAACAGGCGCACATATAACCAAACAGACAGCAACGGCAACTGGTGATGGCACAACATTTGAAGAATTGTCAGTAAGTGCAACACCATCTGCAAGTAGTGAGATAACTTTATTTTTATATGCAAGAGATACAGATGCAAGCGCAGTAACTTATTTCAGCGATTTAAGTTAGGGGTGAGGATATGAAAGTAAATGATGGAATGTTATATCCTTATTTACCAAACACTTCAAACGGAATTAAACTTGATAATGGACAACTTTACGAATCAGTAAGCGGAAATGTTGAAGTAATAGGAATAGCTAACCTTGCAAATGAAGGAACTTTAATTGTAAGCGGAACAAAGGAAATATTAGGTAGTTTAGATTTAACTTCTAATAATGAAATGACGGTGTCTACAGAAACTATTGTTAGTGGTAGTGTAGACTTATCATTGGCACAGACCTTAGGCGTAAATGGATATAACGAAGTATTAGGCACTTTAGATTTAACCGAAACGCAAACAATAGCTGCAAGTGGCGAAGTGCAAAAGATAACACAAACTGATTTAACAATTACAGGAACTTTAAACACTACAGGAACAGCTATTGTATATGGCACACTTGACTTAATTAATAATTCTACTTTAGTTGCCGATGGTACGGTTGAAAAGT